GGGGAGAGATTAACAGTGGATCAGGTCGAACGTATGGCCCATGAGGCATTGAAAGAGAAGAGATACGACAGGGCTTTCCACCTATTCATGGTGGCAAGCCAAGCGAAAGCGATACAGGAACAAAGACAACGGGAGCAAAGGCAGGTGACAAGATAAGGCACCGGAGAGGGGACCGAAACGGTCCCCTCTTTTTTGTGCCCGTATTCATTGCATACGATTGTATGGCGTACAATACATAGGCAGGTGATTGGATGGCGTACGCTTGGAACGTACGCTCTTTGATTGGACGCTAATAGATTGCATACGATTGGATTGCACGTTCTCGAAATACACGTATGGACGGGACCCAAAATCCGACCCCCCGAGGGGGTATGTGTTGCGGCCCCCACCCCCCCAGACAGGACCCTCTCTACTCGTGCGTAAAAACGTAAACTCTCTGCTTGTGTATGAAAAATCAGCCCTGTGATAAGATGTGAGTATAGAAATATTATAATATTTTTTTCGATAGCCACTCACCTATTGACGGCTACTCACCTTTGTGATAGAGTGTAACTGGAGGGTTTCTACAATGATGGATGCACGCACCATGATACAAGAGCTGTATGAAGACATCCCGTTGCCGTCGCTTGTGCCGACTCCATTGCAAGCGTCGATGGCGTCCGTGAAACCAGACCCCACACACTCGCGCCCTGTGGTCCGTTCTTTTATTCCGTTTGCGTTTGACCCGGTCAGTCTCGTCGAGGCGATGGTGGCTGTGGACACGGAAGACGTGTCTGACGCGGCCCGTGAGATAGAGGTGGAGCAGCAGAAAGAGTTTTTGGCGGCGTACATTCGGATGTATAATCCCACAGAAGCGGCTGTGGCTGCTAAGATTCCCGTTCAGAGAGTATCACGGTGGCGTAAGGCCCCGGCGTTCAATAAAATTTATTTACAGGTTCAGGACATGGTTTTGCAAAGTCTTGAGGCTGAAGGAGTACGTCGGGCGTACGACGGTTCAGACAGGCTGCTTATAAAATTTCTTGAGGCGTACGCGCCAGAAAAATTTGGCAGGACCACAAGGCTCACAGGCTCGAATCCGGACGGTTCGCTCAATATCAATATTACGAGTTGGGCGGAGTTGGCGCGCTCGGCAGTCGTACTCACACCACAGGAGAAGCTCGACGCGGTAGAGTCTGACCCGGAGGGGGAGGACGGAGACGGGGGTGATTGTGAAGATTACGACGACGATGACGTGCAGACAGTGTCGGTGGTCGTGCCGGTTGTGCTCGCGTGTGATGATTTGCCGCCACGGGTGGGGGTTCGGGGCGAGACAGCAGGTCGTTCTGCCGGAGCAGTCGGCGTGTACGCGGTTTTCGATGAGAAAGATACTGAGTGACGTTGGAGGAGACACAGATGCTGGTGAGTAAAAAAGCACAAGATGCGTTGGCACTAAAAATCGGCACTGCCCCTGTGGTTTATCTGGACGACGGGCACGGGTATGACCCGGAGACAGGCGTAGCCACGCCCGGTAAACGTACGCCGGCCATGCCCGACGGGGCTGTGGTTTATGAGAATGCGTTTAATGACGCGGTTGTCAGAATGACGGGATCGTTGCTGGCGTACCATGGCTTTCGCGTGGTGCCGACGTCGCCGGAGAAATCCGATACGACGCTTCATGACCGCGTTCAGCGCGTGAATGACGATTGGACGCGGGCGGGGAAGCCACGGGCTGTGTTTTTGAGTGTTCACTACAATGCGCTGAATGGCGTGTTCGATAAGAAGTCAGGCGGGGTGGAGACGTTTCACTATCCGGGCGCGGTGGCCGGTAAAAAACTCGCTGAGTTGGTTCAGAAGAATTTGCTTGGTGGCACGCGTCAGGCCAACAGAGGCGTGAAGACCGCTGGCTTTTACGTGCTGAGATATACGGCGATGCCGGCGGCGTTGGCGGAGTGTGGTTTCATGGACAATCTCGCAGAAGCCGGACGGATGCTGAGTCTGAGCTATCAGACGGAGTGTGCGCGTGAGCTGGCGACGGCGGTGCTCGAGTATTTTGCCGTTCCGGTTGACCACAAGATTTTCAGGGCGTACGCGGCTGTGGAGAAAGCGCACGCAGAGGACCGGCTGGAGAACGAGCAGTATTGGATGGACGTGGCGATGGGTCACGTTGTGGCAAGTGCGGAAAACATCGTTTGTCTGATGGAGGGCTGAGATGGTTACAATGAAAGAGTTTCTGGTTCGGTTGCTGAGTCGGAAGTTTCTGGCCATGGTCGTCGCAATGGTGGCCGGTATTCTGGCGATGTGCAGGGTTGACTCGGAGATGATTACTCAGGTCGTCGGCGTGCTGACAATTCTGGTGTCGGCCATTGCGTACATTTTTGTCGAGGGCGCTGTGGACAGAGCCGGTGTTCAGGCCAATAGCTACAATAACCTGATGATTGAGGACACACTCGCACAGATAAGTGCTTCTTTACAAGAGAGGCCGGCTGAGGACGAATCAGAATGATGAAGGTGGAGGAGTACTACGATGAGGCGTATTTTGAGCGCGGTGTGGATAGTGGTAAAAACAGTATGTCTGGGGCTTACTCGTGGGATAGGCTTCGCACTTATTTTTGCGATACTGCTTCCCATCTGGTCAAGTGCTTTGGAACAGAACGTATGTGTGATTTCGGATGTGCAAAAGGGTTGCTTGTACGTGCTTTGCGCAGTTTTAGCGTGGGGGCTTGTGGAATTGACTGCTCTCATTATGCGGTCAAAGCGGGTAACGCTTTTGCTGGCGGATATCTGGAATGTCACGATTTGACGAAGTCACTGCCACCAACAGCAGTCAATCCATATGCACCAATCGAGGTACTCACGTGCTTTGACATGATGGAACACATAGAAGAATCAGATATTCCCATGGTATTCGAGAATATGCTACGCTTCAGGCCAAGGTATATCGTGATGAATATCTGTGTGCCGCCGGAAGACGGCTACGACACGAGTCACGTGACCATTCGGCCGAGGGAGTACTGGCTGGAAAAGATGTGGCGGTACTTGCCGGGATATCACATGTCTCACTGCAATTTCTCTGCGGAGGTGTGGTGGTTCAACAAGCCTGAGTCTCTATTCGTGTTGGAGGAAAACTATGAAAATCCTTTCGATAAACGACCCATACGCAGTCACGGGGTCTGATTATACCCCGGATACCGATATTTACAGGCAGAAAGAGGCCACGGATGGAAGTCTCAATCATGATAAGCCCGGTGTTTCACCAGACAGCGGAGATGAACGGGAAGGACAGGACGATTTGGGGCGGAGCGGAGAGGTATCTGCTGGAGTTGTGCAACCTGTTGACGACGTACGGAGCGAAAGTGACCCTGTTCCAGCAACTGATGCCGGGAGAAAAGGACGGAAGGTCCGTTCTTCCGCGTGGGAGGATTGAAAAGAACTGGTGTGGTTATCCTGTGATATGCGCTCCGATAATGGAGAAGCAGAGTCGCTACGGAGCCTTCCCGAATTTCAATGCAACCTTCAATGAGCTGGCCGCACGGTCTGACCTACGCATCTATTTCGTCACGAGCATGGCGTTTCCACAGGTTATCCGTCCGTGTATCTCCATCAGCCATGGCATCTACTGGGATTTCGCTTCCGGCATAGACGGCGACGTAGCGAGCAGGGCCGAGCAACTGGCCAGATTGCGGGAGATGTTCCTCGCGGCCGACGTGTGTGTGGCGGTTGACCACAACATCAAGAACGTGGTACGCGCCATGTTCACCGGCGTAGAGTCAGCAATCAGAGTCATTCCGAACTTTGTTGATACGTCCGTATTCAGGCCGGCAGAAGTAAAGAAAAGGCCGAGTAAGCCTGTGGTGCTGTTCCCCAGAAGGTTTACCGGAGTGAGGGGTTGCAATGATTTCGTTGATGCGAGCCAACGTATCTCTGATGCCGAGTTTGTTGCCTGTGGTCAGGCAGACAGTGAGTCCACAGAATCTGCCATCGGGACTATCCCCACACTTCGATACATCTGGAAGACACCTGATGAAATGCCGGACGTGTATCGCTCCGCAGACATGGCTGTCGTTCCGACGAAAGGTGCCGAAGGGCTGAGCCTATCCTTGCTCGAAGCCATGGCGAGCGGACTTCCGCTGGTCACAACGATGAACGGCGGTCTTGGCGATGCGGTGATTCCGGGGTATAATGCGCTAACGTACGATCCGGACCACACGGGATGTGTGGACGCGATTCGTACTCTGCTCGATGAACCGGGTTTGGCAGACAAGCTGGCTACTCGTAGCATAGAGGTTGCCAAGGTGTACGACATTTCCGTGTGGCGTACCAGATGGCTTGACCTGATAAAGAGGTTTCTATGAATCAGCAGGACGTTTTCAACAAAGGGCTTGCCGACCCTGTGTGGTTCATCCGCAATGTCGTAGGTTACGATTTGTGGTCAAAGCAGCAGGAGATTGTCAGGAGCGTACGTGACAACAAGTTCACGGCAGTACGCTCTTGCAATGGTGCCGGGAAATCTTTTGTTTCTGCGTCTGTTGTCGCATGGGCACTTGGTTGCCATTATGAATCCATCGTACTCACCACAGCGCCAACGACCCGTCAGGTGGAAGAGATACTCTGGCAGGAAATTGCAAGACTTCATGCAAAATCGAAGTTTCCGTTGGGCGGTGAACTGCTCAAGACGAAGTGGACAATGGGGCCAAAGTGGTTCGCCATGGGTCTTTCAACGAATGACCCGAGCAGATTCCAAGGGTTCCACGCCCCGTTTATTCTGGTCATCATGGACGAAGCCTGTGGTGTTGGTTCTGAGATTTACGAGGCCGTCAGTGCCGTTACGGTTTCTGATGACGCACATGTGTTACTCATAGGCAATCCTACTGACCCGAATACGGAGTTCCACAAGGCGTTTCAGTCACCACTCTATAACAAGATACATATCTCTGCCTTCGATACGCCTGAGTTTACCGGGGAGCTTGGGGACAGGCGTATACCGGGGCTTATCACCAAGGAATGGGCGGAGCAACGCAAGGCGGAGTGGGGGGAAAATTCTCCTGCGTACCTCGCCCGTGTCCTTGGGGACTTCCCTGACTCCAGTTCAGCGGCCATGATTCCTTTGTCATGGATCATGAGAGCGACGGAGAGTGCGTACGATAACGCCAAGGCTCCGCGCACAATGGGGGTGGATGTAGGTCGGTTCGGGGACGACCCCTCAGCCATAGCGTGCAGGGTGGGTAATGCCACAACGCTGATACGCACATTCAACAAGCTCGATACGGTAGAGGTGGCCGACGAGGTCGAGAAGGTATACCTTGATACGGGTGGATACGAGGTTATTGCGGTGGACGCGGTAGGTGTTGGTGGAGGGGTGGCTGACATACTTCGGCGTAGAGGGTATCCGGCAGTTGACATTGAATCCGGGGAACGTGCCTACATGACAACGCGGTTCAACAACAGGCGTACAGAAATGTGGTTTCGTCTGCGCGAGTTAATGCGTACGCAGTCGATTTCTCTCCCGGAAGATGACAGGATGATCGGAGAGCTCTCTGCGCCGAAGTATTCGTTCGATTTGTCGGGCCGGTACAGGCTGGAAACAAAGGAAGAGATGAAGCGTAGGGGCCTGTCTTCCCCGAATATTGCAGATGCCGTTGTCTATGCGTATGCGTACGATGGCAAGTATCGGTCGAGCGTCATGCTGGATGAGGCGAACAAGAAGTACAAGGCGAACACGTATCAGGCTCTGCTGAATGACCTGATACGGCAACAGCAGAAGGAGTCGATATGGTGAACGCAATCGTGGCACTGGTCTTCATGCTTTTGTTTTTCTGTCTGGGTGTAGGTGTTACCCTCTTTGTGGGCTGGTTCATGTCAGAGCGGTTCGCCCGGAAGCCCACCCAGAAAGAGGTGAAAGCTTATCAGGAGCAGGCGGCAGAGCAGGAGACTGCATGGTCTGAGGGATTCGATTCTGTGGAGGCGTATCGGAAGTGGCGAGAAAAAGGGGGTGAAAAGACATGAGTGTTAAGATGGCCGATGACTACGT